AGAGCCAGCCAAACTGGTCTCGGCATTATATAATGAAGAGATGGATCTCTATATTCTTGGTAAGTATCAAGAGGGTGAAACCTTTGCTGGAACAGATCGCCTATCGATGGCAGTTCAGCCTGAGTTACAGAAGTGGATTCAGACTCATAACTGTAACATCCTATTTGAGGGAGACCGAGTCTTTAATCAGTCTTTCTTAGAGTTCGCCATGGGACTACCGAACACCGACCTTCAGGTGCTCTATTTGAAGACCACTAAGGAAGTCCTAGAACAACGATACAAAGATCGTGGTTCCGACCAGTCTGAACAATTCCTAAGAGGGCGAGAGACTAAATATAGTAATCTACTATCAAACTTTGAACTGATGCCTTATATTACCGAGTTTAGTAACACTAACTTAGAGGAGCAGGGAAAGGTACTCGCATTCTTGGAGAGTAATTTCAAGATGTAAAATGCCTTTCTGGGATGTAAAATGTCATGCAATTTTGAATTCCTAGAAAACGCTAATTACGATTGGATGGATCTGCTCAACTTTCAAGAGCGTCCATTCAGAGCAAAATTTATACCTTCAAAAGTGTGGCAAGACCTAGACAACTATTGCAACGATAGTAAAGGTCTTTCAAACTACTTCAAAAAGTGGAGAACTAAGATTGAGTTCCTCCCACAAAAATCCAAAGCCAAAATGTACGACAACTATGTTGCCGTTGGTGGTGAATATGGACCAGATGAAAGACAGTGCTGTATCCAAATATACACTACTGCTTTCGATAGATTCCCATTCACACAAGATACATGGAACAAGTTTAAGTATCGTATAATCCAGACTCAAATGCACGAGCTAATCCACTTCATGCAATTTGATCGAAGAGGAGATGAGTGGTCGAACTACATCGTTCCTTACAAGAAAGTGAAACATGAAAAGAAGAACATTGAGAGAAGATATCTTTCCGAGTTCGATGAAATTCAGGCATATGCCCACTGTGTGTTACTTGATTTCAAAGTCTACAAACCAACCATCTCCACAGAAGAACTAATCAATAGAGCGAAATACTCTAAGGATTCTTCCACACTAAACTACATCCTCAAAGCATTTAATTACGACTATCGTAATAATGCTGCAATTCCTAAGTTGATGCAGCAGATTGCCAAGTGGGATCGTAAATATCAGCGAACTATACGAGCATCTCGTCGTCCTAAATAATAGGTTATAAAACTTATTGTTAATGGATAAAATGGCGGAACCACAGAATTATTCAATCGAAACTCTAATCACAGCATTGGCTGATGTCGGTTATACAGATGTCAAAAAGCTGAGCGATAAGAAAGTGGCTGTTCTTACAGACAAGAACAGAGTCTCCACGCTTGAAGATATCCAAATCAAACTAAGAGGACAATACGATCCATCACCTTCATCTGAATCTTCAGTTGGTCGTGTGAGGGTTCAACAATTTCAAATTCTTGCAAAACCTGCAGGAAAACAAGGTAAGGCATCTGCTGGGGTTGGTAATGAAGATTTTCTAATTGACTGGATTAATGATACTGCAAAAACTGGTCCAATCAATGTAATCTTTAAATCACCAAATCAAACATATGTTGTCAATGGTTGCACGAAAGCAACTTCAGTCGGTACTGATACTGCTGGAAGAAAAAAAGCAGATGTGATTCTTGAAGATGTTACTGGAGTTAAATACTCTATTTCTATTAAGAAAGACGATGCTGAAACATGGGAGTCTGCTGACTCTTATTTTAGTGCAGAAGCAAAAGGAATTATTGATAAAGCAGTGGATGCCAAGAGAACTAAATTAGTAAAGCATAGCACTTATTATACGATAGAACCAAACATAGCAGTCAAGGCTAAACTGACTGAAAAGAAAGCAGTAGTATTTGGTTCAGATTTAATTCCTGGTGGTGCAGTTATCACTAAGACATTTGCATCTTCATCTTTTAGTCAAGAAGATGATACATTGACAGTAACAGTTTCTAATATTATAACTAAATTAGAACATGTCTATGGTGACAAAGATGTTTACTTTCTTATCCGTAATGATAAGACAAGAAAAAGTATTAAAGAGTATCCAGGAATTAGAGTACTGGCTTCCTATAAAAAACGCATTAATAAAAATGTAATTGTAGTCGAGAGATAAAAACTATGTTAAATTTCAAATCATTTCTTAAAGAAGAATTAATAAACGAAGAACTGCTTTTAGAAGCAGAATCTTCATCTGTAGAATCAGACGATAAAGGTAAACTCCATGAGTTACTTTTAGCAAAATATCTACATCCACAAGAAAAACTTCCAGAACATCATCGTTCAGAATCTGATAATCCAGATCACGCTGGTACACCAGAGCAAGTTCATAAAAAACTTCAAGATAAAATTCCTAAAGCAGCATATGATGAAATTGATCGTCATGCTAAACAATCTGCAGGCGCATTTAAGCAAAGCATGAAAGACCAAGGACATATCGGTGACCATGCGCACATAGGTAATGTTCATTGGACATCAAATGCTGACAAAGAAGGTAAAGCAGGGGATCACGAGAAAACTGTTGGTGTTAAAGATGTAAACTCTAACGCAGACTTAATTGTTACACTTCACGACAAAGAAGGAAAACCAGTTGGATACCATGGCATCTCTGCCAAGTATGGTTCACAAGAACCAAACTATCGCAATCCAGGACTTGACTCTCTCGAAAAGACTGCTAAGTTACCTACTGGATCTCTTCGTGTTGCACATGATATTCATATGGCTAATATGGAAAAGCTACATTATACTGGTTCTGCAGATCAAAGAAATATCATGACTAAAATTGATGAGATGCCTTTAGAAGATTCTGTTGATGCCAAAGGAAAACATGTTCCTGGAATTCGTTCAGAACATGCTAGAATGGCTGCACAACATGCTGCAAAGCCACTGACAGGTAAACCTAAAACTATGTATGATCATTTAGATAAATTTGTAAAGGCACATGATTCTTTACCCAAAAAAGAACAGGCTGCATTTTTACAGAGCGCATCTCAAAGAGCATCCTTGGCCAGACAATCTAATAATGAAAAAAATACTCAGATTATGCAACAATTTACTGCAGGCATAGCAAAACATACACATGAAGAATTAGCAAACATCATTCGTCAAAATGTGTCACCAAATACTCATATTCCTCATACAATCGTACACAGTAAAGTTAAAGATGATGGATCCGCTGAATCAATTGTTAAACCAATGCATAGTTTAGCAGATGAACATTTATCTCAATTTGAACCTGGATCTTTAAAAGTATATCCAGGAAAAGGAACAGCAGTTACCATTAAAGGTATACACGCAAAAACTCAAAAGCCAGTAGTTGCTGCACGATATACAGTTAAAGCATCCTCTGGTGCTCACAAGAGTCCAGTAGGAACTTTCAAATTAAAATAATCCCCTCAAGTCTGTAGGGTTATTGTTGACAAATATTGCAACTTAGGGTATAATAGTAATATGATACTAGGATTTAGAGACTTTTTAACTGAAGGTGCACCAGCCGAAGAAGGTGCAAAACTTAAACACATTACTCACGCTGAGGATCGCCCACTGTTCCATGGAGCAGACGGATTTAATCATGCGTATAATGCTCTACATGGTGCACACTTTCATACCAAACAAGGACAGCAGTCAAACAAATTGACAATGAAGTATGATGGTTCACCATCAATTGTTTATGGACATCATCCAGAGACTGGTAAATTCTTTGTTGCGTCAAAGTCTGCATTTAATAAAAACCCAAAGTTAAATTATACATCTGAAGATATCGAGAAGAATCATGGACATGCTCCAGGTCTTGTAGAAAAACTTAAAGCAGGTTTAGAACATCTTCCAAAGATTGCGCCAAAGAAAGGTGTATATCAAGGTGATGTTATGTATACACATAACGACTTGAAAAAAGAAGGAAGCAAAACTTCTTTTACTCCAAACACTATTACTTATACTGCTAAAGGTGATAAAGCCCAAGCAATCAATAAGTCAAAAATGGGTGTAGTTACTCATACAAAATACGAAGGTACTAACCTTAGCAATATGCATGCAACAGGTAATGTTTCTGAAGGTGAGTTTGGTAATCATCCAGATATGTTCCATCATACTGCCAGCTACGACTCAGCAGGTGCAAAGTACTCTCCACAGTCTCAACAGAAAGTGCTTGGTGAATTATCCAAAGCCAAAACTATACATGAGACTCATGGTGCTAAAATGTATAAAGCAATTCACGCAGAGCATAGCGGTGAATCAGGACACCTAGCAACTTATATTAATCAAACAGTTCGTACTGGTGAAACACCTTCCACTGATGGTTTCAAAGACCATGTGTCAGGACAGTTAAAGAAGAAGTTCGATAAGATTAAAACTCCTGCCAAGAAGCAAGAGATTATGGACAATGCTGTAGCTCAATTAGCACACATTGATAAGAATAAAGAACATTACGATAATTTGCTGAAGATGCATGGTCATCTTGCCAATGCCAAGAATGAATTAGTCAATAGTCTAGAAACAAACGAAGGTGGTT